CGGTCACAGCCTGGGTATCGTATCCAATGGTGCTACGACGAAAGCTCTCTATCGTAAGTGGCTTTGTAAGCTGGGAAGAAAACTCCAAGAGTCCGTACTCACCCGATATGTTTCCCGCATCCCTGACAATGGTATAAGTTGATCCAACGTCAGCAATGGCTTCTTTTATATCGTCACCGACACTCATTTATGAATTCTCATTCGGCGTAATGACCGTCTGGTTCTCGCTATTATATGTGGTCTCCCGACCCGTTTGAGGTTCGTATGAAAAGCCCGCGTCTATTTTCGTTCCGGCGATGGCATAAGCACTAACATCCGCAAACTCGAACGCAAATTCATTTTGCGCTTCCACAAAACTCTTATCCAACATTTCAATGACTTTGGTATAGTGATCAAACCGATGTTGGAGATGGATATTCTTAAATCTGAACTTTGCAGCGGATTCCGACATCAGGAAAAAAAACAAATGCCGTTTGGCCCGTTCCATCAACCACTTCACTTTGAAGTCCGTTGATTGGGGAAGACTCCATCCCGTGTCCCGTTCGGCAGCGGATATGGCATTTTCATAATCATCCGAATCCAAGCTGGAGGACAATCCCTTCACTTCCGCTTGAACCTGCGCGATCATTTCGTCCCGTGTCATTGCTCTTACCTGTGCTTAATCGTCATATGACGTTTCAAAGCGGCTTCCGTTTTTCCGGTCCAACCGCATTCCTGACAAACACTTTGTTTTGCATCAACCACCTCGGGTTGACGGGTAGACGTTTTCTCTTGTTGCGGTACTTCATCCGATGGGTAATCTCCCCATGGCGATTCTTCCACAACGGGTTCTTCAGTCTCGATTTTCGTTTCCGTCACGGCAAATGGGTTCTCGGCCATGACTTTGACGGCACTACCTCCAACCTCTTTCAGAATATCACCTGGGATCGGGGAAACAGCGTCGTCAAACACTGTCCCCTTTCGCCAGATGCTAGATCCTTTCAATGTCACTAGAACTTCGATCCTCATCGATTGTCCTCCAGGTTAAGCGGGTTCAAACTCCACGGCGATAGCGAAGGTACCCATCTCCGTTGTAGGTGAAGCGGTCCTGGTGAGCGTCATGTCATAGGTAATTACGTCCCCGTAGGACACGTCATTCGCATCAGGATCAACAACCGCTTGTGTAACGCCGGTATCATCGTCAACCTTGGTTGTCTTGTTGGTGCTGGCTTCTCCGCTCACATGCGCGATAATCGGCGCAGTCGTCAGGCAAGTTGTGCCGTTAATCAGCACGTCGGCGGTCACTGACAAGGTGTTGGTATCATCCTTCCCACTGGCTCCGACCGACAACCACACATTGGAAATCTTACCGGCCACATTTGCCGCACCGAGCGGCATACCCGGACGACTGGCGGAAAACTCACCTGAAATCACCGCCATCATCGCAACCGAGTTATTGGCCGCCCACTGCTTACGGGCGCCGATGCTGGGGTATGGTCCACGTCTCTGTTCCATTCAGATCACCCCCTTTTAGGCTACCGTCAGTTGATAAACCGCGTCCTCATGATACAGAACCGGAAGGCCCTTATCCTCTACCCGCACAAAAATTCCATCAGGATCGCGTTTTTCCCAACGGTCAACCTGCTGGCCCCATCGCCTGTCAAGCTCATGAGGTGCTTTCATGAATTCAGCAATCGGTTCACCGTCAACATTATCCGCCCACATCACGAACTTATTGGTGGGTATAAACTTCTTGGTCATGTAGACATAATCCTCAGTCGCCTTGTAGCTGGACGAAAGAGTCCCGGTCGCCGTCAAGGTTCCGGAATTGGTGTTGACTGCTGTAATGGTTAAGGTTTCGGTTGTTTTCGCGGACACATCCAACACCGTCAGAGTGCCACCCACTTCAAAGTCAACCGTGGAATCCACATACACAGTATGGGGTCCGGCACCGGAACTGAGAGCCGTGGTCAACCATGCGCGAATCTGGTAAGCCTCGTCGTACAGGTGCATATTCCCGATACCAATCAGGTTCCCAATAACGCTCGTTGGGTTTGCGAACAAGTCGCCTTGACCGAACGAAGATTTTTGCAGAAGCGTCTGAATGGTATCGTCAAACACCATGTACTTCAGCACTTCACTGGTGAAGATGGCGTTGTTCAAAACACCGGCGTTGGCGTTACTGACTGCCAGTTTGGCCGCATAAATGTCCTGCACAATGTCACGCTTGGTCCCTTCATCCCACTTATAATCAGTGGCCAGAGACACCTTGTTGTCGTCCGGAATTCCGTAATCCAGAGTGATATACACCCCGTTTTTGTCCTTATACGTGAACCCGTCGTTACAGAGCATCTGCGCCCGCATCCACTCTTCCCTGCGGTAACTGCGGTTGCTCAGGTTCCTCACCTGGTTCCCAAGGGTCCTTTCCGCACTCTGGTACTTGCGGTCGGTTCCCACCTGTCGAATGTTGTTCAGAAAGGATGAACCAAAAAAGGTTCGTTCTTTCCAGAACGCAGCTTGCGCTGAATTCTGCCCAACACCGGGAATGGCCACGGCGGGAGACTCGGCGTCTTCAGCCGCGAACGGGGTTAAACCCCTGCTTCCGATCTGGGATTCCCACTCGATGTTGTCCGACTCATAATTAACAGCCGGAAAGAACTGGCTGAGAATCAAGTTGGGAGGCGTCATGTACTTCGTGACCAGCTTATTGAGAACTGTAAGCCTCAATGCTGATACGTCATTAATTCCAATAGGCATAACCTTTCACCTCCTTTCTTAGATGATCAGGTACGGCGTGCTGGCGGTCCCACCAAGGTCTGTCGCCACATCCGCGTTATAGTTATAAAGATTGTCCGAGTAGAACATGGCGTTCTTGATCACCAGTACACCCTGACCACCTTTGGCGTTCTCACCCACGCCGGTATCAACCGCCGCTTTCAAAACACCCGCAGCGCACACATACGGCGATGCCGTGGCGCTCTGGATGGTAATGACCGCACCCTTGGCAATGGTTTCCGAACCAAAAGAATTCGTTACCGTAATCTTCGCCATGTGGGTGTAGGTAGTTCTGTCAATGGCCGTAATAGCACCAAGGTCCGTGTTGCTCAGGTCGCTGTCGCCCGCAACCAGGTGGTCGCCAACCGCAAACTTGTAGCTGTCGTCCATGGTCACGTAACCGTCTGAACCTGTGGACGGATCGGCCACCAGAAACGCGGCACCGAACAAGTCCTCAACACCCGCAGCAACATTCCCCACCGCGTCAAGCCCGGTATAAGGTACATACTGACCCACCCGGTTCGTACTCTCCGTGATGATCCCCATAATGGCACCGGCTTTGATCACGCCGTAACCTGCGGGGATGGTAATCGCCCTCGCAAAGGCTTTGTCAGGATCGCTGTAAAACAACCGTTTCAGGTCATCCTGACCCCCCTGGTAAACATATGGTGTTTGTCCTAAAGGCATGTTACTTCACCTCCTTTCGCGTACCGCCGGAAGCGGCAAATATTCTGTCAACCAGGGCGTCATCCGCCTCGGCGTCAGCTTTCATTTTCTTGGTTTCGTCGTCCTCAACATCCCTGGACGCAAACCCGGTCCCCATCACAGACGATGTGGCACCACGTTTTTCCCAGTCCTCCACTTCGGCTTTCACCGCATCGGAGAACCCGGTCTTATCCAGAACTCCTTCCTGGACAAACTTTTCGTGAGACACCATGGTCTTCACTTTGTCGTGAAGCCGTACCGGAACGTCGCTGTTGGCGAGCGTCTTGGTCCAAATAGACTCAGCATCGGCCAGGATGTCTTTTTCCTGACGAATGGCTTCGGCTTTTTCCAACCGGCGAATCTTCTCAGTCGTTTCGGCCTCTTTTTCAGCCATGACAGCTTCTCTTTCACTGATTTCAGCACGCATCCGGTCCGTTACAGAACCTTCGATTTGCGCCACCAGATCCGGATACTTCTCTCGCAATTCCGCTGCATTCATGATTTTCACCTCCTTTTCTTCGGATTTCGTGTCAACTTGTTTTGTGGACATTTCAACGTCCTCCTCATTCGAGTTAGCGGTTAAATCTTCCAATATTCTTCCCGGCACCTCACTGAACGAAACCACTTCGTCCGCAAGACCCCGTTGGATTGCCTTTTCGCCCATGAACATACCTGCTTGGGTCGCTATAACTTCGGCCACCTTCAAACCCCGGTTCCGGGCAACGGTTTTCGTGAACAGGTCGTAATGATCCGCCACTTCCTCTTCCAGCATCATCTTCGCTTCATCGGACAACGGCCCATGGGGACTCAGGTCGGCTTTTCTCTCCCCTTTGTAGATCGTGGTGTATTTCATCCCGGCTTTGGCATCCGCTTCACTCTGGTCCCTGTGAACGGCAATCACGCCGATGGACCCCACATGACCGGTTCTGGAGAGAAAGATTTTGTCTGCCGCTGACGCAATGGCGTAGGCCGCCGAGAACGCACTCTCATTGGCACTGGCGTAGATGGGCTTTTCCCCTCGCGCTTCATAAATCTCATCCGACAAGTCCATCACACCAGACGCTTCCCCACCGGGAGAATCAATGTCCAACAGAATGGCATCGGTGTCCGCAGCAAGTGCGGCTCTAAACTCGTTCCGGATGTCATCGTAAGACTGAAGCCCGCTCATGGCATCCAACCCGTGGGTCCGGTTCACCAACGACCCATGGACTTTCACCACACTGATCGCCTTCGGAACGTCCAGTTCCTTGCGCCCGGTCGCTTCGTACCCGAGAGTCGCAAGCTCCACGTCCTCCACGCCAATCCGCTCTCCAATCACTCCCAGGATCACATCCAGCTTATCCGGCAGGATCATCAGCGGCGTGTTAATGACTTTGCTGGCCAGTCGGCTAAGGTTTAGTTTTGGCATTGTTCTGGTTCTCCTTCTTGATAGGTTTACCCTTCCCGTCCTTCTCCTGCTCCTCGGGAGGTGTGCCGCCGCGTCCCTGGTTGTCCCTTTCACCGTTACCGCTACCGTCCTTCTTCGGGACACCGGGCTGGCTGCCTTTGGCCGGTTCCGCCTGCAACCGCTCCTGGAGACCTTCGGCGTCCATGGCCAGTGGGAGTTCCGGATACTTCTTCTTTTCCGTCTCGTACTTGAGCCGCAGTTTCCGGAAGTTCCCGAACCCCATCTTCCTTGTCAGTTCGCTCAACGGAATGCCGGCAGTGTCGTGCAGGGAGGCGTGCTTCGAACCAAAGAACGCTCGGCTTCTGGCCTCGGCGTCGTTCACTTCGCTCATGGGAAAGGCGATGTCCACCAGCGCTTCGGGTTTTTTATCCACCTTAGCGAACTTCGGTTCCTGATTTTTAAAAGTCGTGGCTTCCTCCACCTTGAACTTCTCAGGGAACGCACTCACTTTGCTTTTCAGAAAGAAGACCGCGCTCCAGAAGTCGTAGCGGAGGAACTTTTCAAAGTAGTTGGTTTCGTCACTGGTCCGGTCGCTCATGGGACCCCGGCTTTCCTTCACCGAGGCGAACGTCCCCTTGGACTGGCCGCTCGACACGTCCTCCGGTTCGTTCAATCCGCTCGTCACCTGCTGCATGATGTCCGTATCAGAGTCCGAAATGTTGGGCAGGTTGGGATTAACGACCTTGATCTCCATGTTCGGCGGAAGAATCAGAGAGCCACCCGGAGTTTTGGGCGCCGCAATGCCGGTCTTTTGCTTGTCCGCGTCGGACATACTCATCCAGGTCATCCAGGCCCGAACGTCCGTGAACTGAAAAGTCCACAGGTAAGCACCGGCGGACTTTTTATGATCGATCTCGTATTTTTTTAGGGTTTCCCAATGGGTCAACCATTCAAGGATGGTTCTGACGTAACTGATGTTCCGTTTGGTGATGGTCGATTTATCCCACTCGACAATGAAGCGGTTAAACCCACCGATGCTTTTAAACTTCTGTTTTGAATTCCGACTGCCGTTCAACGCATCGGATGAAAACCCCCGCTGGGTTTTAGCAACGCCGATCAACTCAGGGTATCGGGCAATGAAGATGGAAGGGATCTGCTCTTTAACGTCACCGTCCTCCACGCAATAGATCAACGGCATGGTGGTTTTCTTCGGATGGTAAAGAATCCCGCTATCGACCTGGCCGGACTTCACGCAAGCCGGGTCAATAAAGTCCACCTCGACGAACCCGTCCTCATGAACCGTCAGACACAACCGCAGTTCACCTTCGATCAGGCTCCTGAGCACGTACTTCGGCCAGAAGTTGTAAAGGCGGTTCCTGGGGTCCAGCTCGGTTTCTTCAATGGCCGCCTGAATCTTTTGAATATCAGAACTGACTTCAAACCCAGCGCCGACCAATCGCCCAGCCAAGCCACGGAGCGCCGTGTTCACCTGGGGCGTCCGATGATATTTCAACCAGCATTGTTCCTGGAGAACTTCTCGGGTTAGAGACGAATCGTCTTTATTTGAACCGGATACGGAAAACCCGTCCGTGTCAGACAAATACGCACCTGTCCCACGGCGATCCCCTGTGTCAGGATCGTACTGCCACGGGGTACTCATGCTGATGCCGGGATACTCCCGCATCATGGCTTCCAGGTATTCATCCGGAATATCGTCAACGCTTATTTGTTTCTTTTCAGTCATGGTCCCCAAAATAAAAAAGCCTGCACAGGAAACAGTGGAGGTGGAACTGTTTCCTATCCAGGCTTTCGTGAAGCTCACTTAGTGGAAGATTTTATGCGGCGCTCGATGGCGCTCAAACTACCTATAGTTTATTAATGTAGCCGCATTTGCGGCATTTAATCTCTATTCCATGTTTTCTCTCTTTAAAAGATACGCCAGCGATAAACAAAAACCCCGAACACCTCACGCAACACACCTTAGCCGATTCCTTGTCGGGTCTATCTCTTAAAAATTTCTCATAAGGCCGCGTTCGTGCTACCATGTTAACAATCCCTTAACACATGTTAATTAACACTGTCAAGCTAATTTAATACACTTGAGACACTTTTTTTTCAAATTTTTTCTTCTTTTTGACAATAAACATTGACAAAAAGGCATAAAAATGGTTTAAAAACCGCAATATAAGTACAACCATACAAGGAGAAACAACATGGAATTCCTAAGCGTCGAACAAGTGGCTGAAAAGTTAAGCGTCAACAAAAGCTGGATTTACATCAAAGTCCGAGATAAAGAAAACCCCATGCCCTTCATCCGCGTCGGCAAGTACCTTCGCTTCGTATGGGAAGAAGTGGAAGAATGGGTCTTAAAGAGCCGGTAATCACTGGTAACTCGCAACCAAGCTGCGGTTCGGGTAAAAAAACCCGAAACTCTTCATCCCCTTCCGCTCCCTGAAGCTGTCAACCCCCAAGCTCAACCCACCGTAGATGGCACTGCCGAAGGCGAACATGCAGTCATCCTGTCGGCCATACTTCTCCCTCTTCTCAGGACTTCCGAACTTACCCTGGGTCGAGGAGGGGTTGTGGTCGAACACTGTCAACTCCTCTTTTAACAGGTCGTCATCTTTATGGCCCCGTACCCACACCCTCGGCGTCTTGAACCGACCGTTCTTGTACGCCAGGAACAGTTCCGTGAACATGGTCCTCTGAATGGAATACGTCGGATAGTAAATATGATCCGAAATATTATTCTCCTTACACCAGTTCACCAGATCCACCGCGCCCCACCGTTCCGTCCCGAAACTGTCAATCCCGTCGAACTCGTCTTTTATGGCAATCAGCGTGTCCTGGATCACTTCTATGGAATGATCCTCGATCACCGCCAGGTGCAGCAGGCAATACAGGTATCTCGGCGCTTCAGCTTCATCCACCGGGTACGGGTTCGTGCGGCTTCCCATCAACCCCTTCGCCAGAGCAATCACAATGGTTCGAGCCGCCGTTCTGGTTTTCATGGGGTCGGCACGGTCCATCCCGGTCAAGATCGCCCAGTCCGTGTCGTACAGTTCGCTCAAGTTATTCAAATCATCAAGGGTCGCCATGGCCGGCTTCCCACTCACCTTATCCCTTAATTCATAAACACTCGACACCGGCCACAGTCTTTTATCCATCCCTTCAAAAATATGAGAATGCTGCTGCTCCAACTGACTTACAATCTCGGGGTTCTTGACTTCGTCCAACTCCGGATCACCGTTGCGGCGAATAATCTTCTGCTCCTGCTGAATCAATTTATTCTTGGACGTGATAATTTCCATCAGCGCCGGGTGGACGTTCACCTGTTTATCAACACCGATGTAATTACTGGCTTCAATCAACTCATCCGTGAATACCCGTTCGGCGCCGGCAGACCACAGATTCTTAAAATATCGCTCAAATTCCCCGAACGGAAACTTCTCCTTATAAGAATCAAGCTGCTGCTGGGTCATGTTCGGGTTGAAAAAGTCCTTGTACGATCCCTTCGGACTGCTCCGATAAGAAAAAAACAACGCGGGGTCTTTTTGTTTGCGGTAGGTCTCGTACAGCCTGAAAAGGACGTGGCTTTTTTCCGATACCGTAGAGTCGATCAATCCCAATGCGTTCGGGATATTTCGTGTGGAACCGTCAATCTGAACAAAAAACTTCGGGTTCTTCATATCAAACATCTCTGAGAAGCTGTACGCTGAGATATTGGACATGATCCCGCTAAATGACGATATGGCCCGTATGATGGACTGACGCTTCCGGTTTCGGTCCACCAGGGTAATCTCTTTCTCCTTGATGTTCTTCCGGCCAATCATTGCCAAGAGCCTCGGGGAGTTCAAAATAATGTCTCGAATAATATCGTAGTGGACAAACTTCACCTGGGACGCCGAATTCGCTCCCAGCACGATCTGTTGCCGTGGCCAGTTGAAGAACTTCCACATGATGATCAGACACACCAGAAGGCTCTTGCCGTCTCCACGCTGCCAGCACAGAACAATCAGCTTATGGATAAACCGATGGTCTTCCATGCGAAGCGCTTCCTTCAGGATCTCCTGCTGCCCTTCCCACATATCCCGGTAGGACCTCCCGGTGTCGGGGTGCTTCGTATCCGGTAACTTGCCCATCAGAACCCACTTGGGAATGTTCTCACCAATCGGATGGATGGATACCCGGACATTATCGTTGCACCAGGCAATCATCCCTTCTCCACCGTTCCTGTATTTATCCGCGTCGTAGGCCATTAAATTTTTTCCATGCACTGGTTTAAAATATATGAAAGATGTTGCCTCTTATCAAAGTTACACAGAGAGTTGTACCTCGGACGATACGCCTCAATATTCGCTTTTTCAACAGCGTCAAGCTCGACAGCACTGACGTGGATTATCGCAAAGCTGTCAAACTGCTTTTCGCCATCCCTGACATGCGATGCAATTCTGCCAAAGACCTCTTTCGATTGGCCAATATAAACAATCTCGTCCCCGTCATATAAAAAATACACTGCCGGCGTCGTCGCTTGATCCAACGGAACACGCAGCTTTAATACATCGGCTTCTTCGTAGACGTAACCTTTGTTCCTAGACTCAACACTTTCAATTTCATTCCATAGCCATAAAGGGATATAAACAGCATCGTCCTCATCGCAGAGGACCTTCTGGTTCGTTTTGTTGCCGTAGGCTAAAATTGCTGAAAAGGCATCGTGGTCACTCAAGCGAAACCTTTCCGTAATTTTCCTGATATTGACTTTGCGCATAAACCCGTGATACTCCCGTCCCTGCTAATTTAAACTCCTTGAGTTAAATTAACTCTCTTCATCCTGGGACATGCTCTCATAATACCCAGGATCACCTCGCTCTAACAATTCCTCCATGGACTGCCCCTGCCCACCCACAGGCGCCACCCCACCGTACTTCTTCTTCCACTTATCATTTACCCCTAAATCCCGTATCTCCTTGCCAATACAACGAAGAATCTCCCGTATCTCAGCAAATACCGGGTGAATCTTAATGCTCCCCTGCTTATTCACATGCGATATCCTTTGGACCGAGTACGCCTCCTTCTTCATTCGAATCAACTGGTGGTACAACGGAATCAAGTGAAGACCAACCCGCTGCAACTCAACATCATTGCACAAATCCCCAATACCACGCTCTGGGTCGCAGCTAATCAAGTTATCGAAAATATTATTCATATATTTGACTTCCAAGCGACACTTCCCACCCTTCTCGTAGGGACAGTCATCGTAAACACAACACCTATCGTCGCATCTCGTCGCAGGGTCCCACCTTAATATCGCCCTGTCCCCCAACATCCCCACCGTAGGGTACAACTGGCCAGTCTTTTTGCGCTTTATCGCCATCCCAACCCTCGCTCTTCCACTTCCACGCCGTATCTATTAACAACTGTTAATCTGATTAACACATGCTCTTAACACCTGTCAAGGGTTTGGGACAGATCGTGTTTTGAGGACTTTTTTCCAGGGGAAATATTGTGACGGCTACCCCGTCCTGCTGCGGGGGTAGGGGGTCAGTGAGATAAATGAAGGGGTGTCCTATAACCTATCGGCATCACTATGATCCATCATTATGCCCTATAATGACTACTGCTGCTACTACTGCTGCTACTGCTGCTGCTACTACTGCTGCTACTGCTGCTGCTACTGCTGCTGCTACTGCTGCTACTGTCGTGCTGCTGCTGTAGGCTGTCGGGTGTAGGCTGTCGGGTGCAGTGGTGGTGGGTGCAGTGGTGGTGGGTGTCGAGTGTAGGGTGTAGGGTGTCGGGTAGCTGGCGAGTGTCGAGTGTCGAGTGTCGTGCCATATCCCGCACCGTCATCAATTACTTTCAAATGAAACTACTTCAGCACGTATTACTTCATCACGTATCACCCTTGACCCTTGACCATATCCGACACTCCATATCCATCAAAACAATATGCCATATCAGCTATATACTACCTGTCTCATATATCCCTACCCTAATTATGATACACCTAGGCTTCAAATCTGACCCACAATCAATGTCCTAGTAATTCAGTACAGTATAACCAATAATCCTAATATCCTAATCCATATCAACAACTTATCCTATTCCCTACCATTTTACTATGATATGAACCCATATATAGATATACCTTTACTCTAAAAACAATATGCCATTATCGTTATATAGCAGACTATAAGTAC